TCCAAAATTATGATTATCTAAGGTATCTGATACAATATTTTGTATACCTTGCTTCTCGCCGTCTGTATTAGTGGATGAAGATATACTATTTGCTAAAACCTCGCCCTGTGAGCCTCGACCGGCGCCAGCGCCGCCTCCGTCTTGATAATAGGTTCCGCCGAAAGATTGTACATAGTCACTCCTGCCTTTATCTATATTCTTACCCGGCTCACTACCATCCATAAAATAGTATCTGTAATACATTTCCCAAAACTTTAATGTTTTTCCATCTGCTACATCATGAAACACCATTTTGACAGGCTCAAATGCTATTTTTGTCTGACTTAATCGTTTTCTATTATATTGATTAAGTGGTGCAGTTTCAATTTTAAAGGCCGGCATATCAACTGTTTTCACTAAAGGCATAATCTGCTCTAAGTCGGGCCCATTAAAAAATTGAGATATAAAGAACTGTGCTGTACTTACATTATTTAAATTAATATTAATATAGTACTCAAACGGAAATCTTGGTTGGTTTCTAAATAAGGACGGAGATTGCTGATTAAAATTATACGCAGCATGATGAGAAGATTTCTCATAATAAAATTTAGAGGAAATTGACATAATGTACTATTTACCTTCTTTTCATTTATAGGAAATTAAAAAAATATAGGGGCTAAATGCCCCTATATTTAAGTAGATAAAAATCTTAAGCGAACGTTGTGCCGCCTGTTGGGCTAGGAATGTTCGGATACGGATCAGGTCCGTTGTAGTTAGGATTATTTCCTGCTAAGTTCGTAGCATTGTCAAATCTAATTGTTAATGTAACTTCCTGTGGATCGCCACTTGCATAATCTGCTTCAGAATATGTTGCTGCATTAATCCAGCAACCTTCTAAGAACCAGGATTCTATTTCTTCATTTGTCGTACCATCCAACGAATGAACTTCCATAGAAAATTTATAATTTATACCTGCGGATGCACTTGTCTGCTCGAAGTGATTCATTTGCTTCTGCACCTGAGCACCTACACTAGCTACAATTGAATTAGTTATATCGTCACGCAGTTTAATTTCGAGTGGATCAAAACTGTGTTTACCTGCAATCCATGCTACTGAATTATATGAATCTAGTTTCACTTCTTCGTATGTAACCTTTGGGCGGCTGCATGTCATAACATTTGCTGTCATTGTGTTTGCACCGACTCCATCGCCAAATCCATACCACATAACTCTAAAGCGATACTTTTGTTTAGGGTGTAAAATACCCTGATTTTGTCCGTCAATCGGAACCCCGAATTTGGATAATGTTGAAAAACTCTGTGCCATCTTATTCTCCTGCTATAAAAGCTAATACTATTTATCAAATCTGTCGAATTTTTCTTCGAGAGGTATTAAAAAGGCCAAAATAAAAGGGCAAGTGCTTTGCCCCTTTATTTGATAGTTTTCACTTATGCTGTTAAACTAGCTCCTGTATTTTTAATTCTGATAGGAATGTAAATAAATTCAATTGCTTTAACAGGTTGAATTGCAACGTCAATCCACAATTCGTTTCTATCTATACGAGCAGGTGTGTTGTTGCTCAAGTCGCAAACAACCAAGAAGTCATATAAACCACGCAATGTAATAAGTTCAGATAAGAATCTATTGAATGCATCTAACACAGATTTACGTGTTGTTGTATCATTAGGCTCGAATAAGAACGGTTGTGCAAGATTGTTCAATTGATAACGTAGGTAATTTTCCAAACGAACTACATTGATACGGTCTGTTGCACTCGAGTATGGTTGACGTGTCTTTTGTCCAAACACAACAATACCACCTTGTGGCATAACACGAATTGGATTAATACCGTTTTGATATAAAATATCACGTTGGCCTTCATTCAACTTAACTGTAATAAATTGTCCAGACGAATTAACATATCCGACTGCCCCTGCATTATTTACAACACCGCGTTGTAATCCAGCTGGTGCAAACCAAGGATAAGCAACTTGATCGTTATAAGCAATTGTTCGTAAAGCCATATGGGATGGTGGAACAACTACGTCTGTACCATCGACATTTGTACTTAATCCGCTTGGATACCATGCGGCAAAGTATTTGCTTGCAGAAACAAGGCCATCTGCTCCGTTACCGTAAGCAACACTATGATTTGTTGCCCAATTCTGTAAAGATGTTCCTGTTGCACTTAATGTAAACGGTGTATCTCCTACTACGAACGCTGTGTCTTTACGGTCATCGTTCAACACAAGCATTTCGTCGATAGCTTCTACATAGCCTGGTGCAGCAATTAAGTTAAAATATAAATCTTCTGCACGAATATCTTCGTTAGAAGTAATAGTTGCTTGAATTGCTTTTACGATAACAATTTGTTGTGCTGCTGCACCCATATATGGTACGCCGCCCGGATTATTACCTGATATAGTTACCCAACGACCCAAAGAGTCGTTATTGGTATCATCTGGCTGCGCTGTTACGCCATCAAATACATACGGTGCTTCCCAAGACTTAACATTGTTTGTAGAATAGCGTGTATTCCATAATAAGAAGCCTTTCGGATATAATGCAGCTTGTGGTGCATCTGCATCTAAGTCAGGATTTGTGCCACCTGCATTATTCTCTCCCGTGTATGCGCCATCATGATATAATGGGCCAGGACGAGCATCCTGGAAGATAATACCGTTAGGTGTTGTCTGATCTGTATTGTCCACTAGTACCCAAGCAGTTCCACTCCAGCGATTAATAACAGGATAAGGGACTGCATCGGTGTTGACCCAAATATCACCAGCATCTAATGCCGGAGTAGGGACATTATCTAGTGGATCATCAGGCTGCGGATATAAAGTGGGTTCGCCCGGTAATACTGTATAAGTGAAACCAGGAAGATTAATATTTTGCCATGCACCTGTACCATCAGCAATTAACACATCTACTGTAGATTCTCCATCACTATTTAATCCTAATAATGCATTAAACCACGACTGGCCGTTTACCGGACCTGCCGTAGGTGCTGTGGCTGAACCGACAATAGTGGTCAGTGCTGCCCAGACACCGTCTGTACATAACATAAATCTGAATAAATTTGGTGTGGTAGATTCTGCACCTTGTGCAATCTTAATATATACCTGGCCATTAGATCCTGCAGGATTTGCAGCATAATATGTATTTGCTGCTGCATCATCAACAAGTATCGGTGCCTCAACTTGCAAGAAAGATCCTGTCGATGCGCTCATCTTTCTTAAAACAAGATCTGCACCTTGTGCTGCCGAACCCGTCTTAATCCAGTACGTCTGTGTAACTAACACATCTGTTAAATCAGGCCATACAGACTGGATAACTACGCTCGAATCTAATGTGGGGTCTTGTAATTTTACCCAGCTGCCTTCTAAACTTACCCAATAAGATAATTCGCCTGGTTCTGTTTCAAACACCACTGCAACGTCCAATTCGTCGGCCGTAGCCGTTGGTTCATTAGCTGTACCTGTTGCAAAATTATATACATATCTTGGTGTAACTGGCGACCATATTTCAGAACCTGGCGCGCCTGTACGTATGAATAAACCATATGAAGATACAGATTCATCTAACCAATATGTTCCGGCTGCTGCAGGACTTGTTGGTGCAATCGGTGTAGGCTCTAATTGAGCGGTATTCACATCTGCTCTAACAACTCTGCATAAATTAGAAATACCTAAATATGAATAAGCTGCTAAAAGTCCGTATTCATTTAATGGATACCCGTTCAACGATGTACCACTTACTGAGTAGAAAGTAGGATCGCCGAAAGTTTGTACCAAATCACGTTGAGATGTGATAGACCATACAATGCCGGCATTAGCCTTTGTTGTTCCAACTGCAACAGTTGTCCCAGCTGGAATGGTTTTATCTTGTTGTGTGGCGATAAAAATAAGTGGAACTGTTCCTGGACCAGCGCCAACATTGATGCTTTGGTCGATAACTGAAATACTTACGCCTGGGGATACTAAAACTGCCATATATTTAACTCCTATTGAAGATGTTTCTTCTAGTTGCTAGTATTTATCAGGAAGGGTGTTAAATATGCTGCAAATAAAGCACCAATCTTACAATTTATTGGAGAATATTTTCTGTACCTGGCCTTCTAGATTTTCTAATGTACTATCGTTATTTAGCTCATAATCAATTTTCGACCCCACCCATGCCCATTCACTTAAATGAGCAGCAGAATATGTCTCAGTCATCACTGCTTTTGCGATAGAATTTCCCCGATTTGCTAAGATAGCTGTTTCATACCAAATGGGTGCAGGGCCACGATTTACCTTAATTAACGTGCCGCCTTGCTCTTGAATAAATTTTATTTCGTTAGGAAAACGAACATCACTAATAACTACATTCTGATCAGGATTTTTACGAATTCTGTTTCGAAGTGTTAAGAACCACATATCTTGATGGAAGTTATTACGCATAACATCTGTACCAATTACTTGCAAGGCAAGTCTGGGACTAAAATTAGGCATGTTCAATTGTTCGGCCCACCACGGGTCTACAATTTCACGCCATTCCCGAGACTCTTTTGTATCGCCTTCGAGCATATGCCTGGGCCAATCAAACATAACGGCACAAGCATCTTTCAAACCTGCTGCAAAACTATCTTGCCTAAAATCATATCTATTGACAAGTTGCGATGCAACAGTACCTTTACCGCTATTAATGAATCCGAGTAGGCCTACAATCATAAGAAACCCCTAAGTTAATGTTTATGTAGTTATACACAAACCGCTTAGGGGTTGAATAATTTTGTTATTTTAACCGATTACAAAGCTATATCCATCCGAAGCAGTTACGAGATTTTGTAGTTGTAATTCTAACTTATCCATCTCTACCTGAGCTTCTTGCTTAATAGTAGCACCATTAAGAGTAACATTGCCATTCGGTCCCGGAAAACCTCCCGGAAACTTATCTCTTGCTTCGCCTAACATATACTTAGAATATGCTGTAGAATAAGAACGTAACCAAGGCCCTGTATAAGGATCGTTAATGATATCATCTTCCGATTTGCTTGCATAAACGCGCACCGCTACCTCTTCGTCTGCTGTCGGTCGGCGAATAATTTTCAATGTATGAGAATTTACGTCCCATGTGAAATTCATCTGACTTGCAAATAATCGTTCGGTTGTTTCCAAGAATTGATTATACATATCCCATGTAGCCAATCCGCCGGACCTATTTGGTTGCAACATATAGATATTATAGAATGCAGCATCTACTGGATCAAAATTGATACCGCCGTTTGTATATGCACCGACGCCCCGGCGATATAGTCTTCTAACTTCCTGAACTTCGTCCGGTAATGTATATTCTGTTATATCTCGTGTAATATGTAAAAAGATATCTTTCTCAAGATTAGCGCCATCCGATTGTTGACGCAACTTTTGAATACCAATCGTAATACCTAAATTTATGTGTTCTTGGTCGAGTTCGACATCCACCATCTGAGAACCGAGCAAAAGCTCTATTTGGCGAATTAGCAGGGATCTCGGTGTATATTGTGCAGACATAGTGTATCAACTCCAGTGATACACTATTTATCAATATCCTAAGGTTGCCTTCTTCATAATAAATGCATCATCCAATGCATTATGTGCATCATATCCAAATTTAACCAATAGTGCTTCTTCTACAAGATCCGACACCCTAACAGGAAATATCATATTCTTTTCTAAATTTTCAGGCCAAAGTGTTTCTACTAATCTTCTTAAATGCGGCCAATCCCATGATGGATTATCGGAAGCAATAATACATGGCACATTTCGTTCTTCTATCCATTTACTTATGGCTAAGGAACATTCGTAATGCGTCATTCTGTGCGGCCCTGGCCCTCTCAGAAGTACCAATACATCCGATTTTACAAAATCAGAACAGTCTTTCAGTTCGTATGTATCGGTTAATTCAGCATAAAAGTAGTTTTCGTCTTCGTCGACCAAAGCAATGCTGATCAGCTTATTGCCGGGTATTAGATCAGTGAATTCAGTATCTAAAAATAATCTCATTTATCAATCCTCAGAATAACATGATTCTCGTTAAGTTTGCCGCCGCACGGAATATCGAGTGTTGTTAAATCCTTCAAAAAAGTGCGAAGTTTGACCTTACTTGCCTTCTTGAAGTCTGCGAGCGTCTCGACAGGCTTACGCAGTGTTTTTTCTACAGAATCTGACGAATAATTCAGTAAACTTGCGCCTTTAACACTGAGCCCGCCTGCGTCAACTGCTTTGTACTGAGATAACTTGCGTGTTCTAACATTGTATGTCCATACTTCCTTAGCACCAATTATTTGTGTAGGATTCAAACTAACAATACCCAGTGTTTTATCATCCTTCTTATATTTTAATTTAGATACAACTTTATCGGCAGAAACAAGTTTCTTTTTGCGGGGTGCTCTTTCTACCTTTGCAGATTCTTGCATCATTGTGCAAGCCTTAAATAGATTCCTATTGAATAGATCTGCCTTCTTCAATTCTGCATTAGTATAATTAGAATATGCTTCTACCAATTCTTTATCTTTACCTTGTAGTGCTTCGGCCATCTCCTTTAGTCGACCTTCAAACTCTGCTTGTATGAACTTCATGTGCGGTGCTTTTAATTCATTTGATTTAAATAAATTCACAAAATCCTCCACCGACTTTACAGGAAGTTTTTTATCCATACAGAAGTCGTCTATCCATCCTTCTATTTCTCCCGCAATCTGACACGATTTTTCACGCAACCTGTCCTGAATAGAGATAACTGCTTTAATAGGCTCTTGAACTTTGAGAACGGATCTATCCTGTGATTCTTTTTCAACTGCCGCAAGCCTTTTTTCTTCTTCATATATTACTTTCTCCAAGGCGGGCATTAATTTAGGAAAAACGCTATCGGGTATATCGCATCCGTGGTTTAATAGATACATATACTTTCCCACAGTAGCAAATCTATTTTCGTGCATATCTTTAATACGATCCAGTAATGGATGTTTTAGATTAATTGATTTAAGATACTTTATTACTTCCTTTTTTAATTCTGATGTTGAAAGTTCATAATGAGCATATAGCATGGCACTGTGAAAATTTCTCACGAAGTGCTTATTTGTTTTTACCGTATATTCGAAATCGGGTTTGGGCCAACTCACAAATACACCTGCCGAACTCTTTGTTGCCATTTCTTATCCTTATGATATAAGATTATTTTAGCATCAGCCAAAAATAATCGCAACTAATCTTGGTTAGCTGCTCAGAGGATATTTATACGATCGGGTATCTTATTGGCCGGATTCAGGCTTCTTAGGATGTTTCTCTTTGCGAGTAAACTTCTTTTCCGTATGAGAGCCAGCACCTGAAGTAGGTGCGTTTTTCGCTACAAAATTGCGGGGTATGGTAGCAGGTACTTTTTTCTTATCAGTTTTTGCTTCAAATAATTCAAACAGTCTCATACGCACTCCAAATATAAAGATAAGGAACGGTAGCGAATCGTTCCTTATCGACGCCTGCGTTAGCAGTAGCCACAACGGTCCTAGAGGTAGTTGTTAATTATATTTATCTAAAATACATTAAATATTAGGATCAGGTCGTGCCAGTACCTGAAAAATTTCATCTGCTGATGTTAAAGATCCACCCCACATCTCCACGACAAAAGGTGCTCTGTAAGTACACTTCGTAACAAGTCTATTATACTGCGCGTCAGTGATTACTCCTGCGGCAACAAACCCATTAAGCATGGATTGTGTTTCTACTGTGCTAAAATCTAAAGGATTAGGATTGCCCGATTGAAGATAATTAATTAAAATCGCACAAGCATTTTTAATCATATTATCATCCGGCATAGTACTGTCTTGCGAAATCTTAAAAATCTTAATCCATAACCCCTCAATTCCCAAAAATGTAAGAAGCCATGACGGTGTAACGGGGCCTAACTTAGGAACTGTCATAGCATTTAGAATCTCAGCAATCTCTTCATATTTTTCTCCTGCTGCTAAAGTAGCAAGGTTCGTATCGGCAAAGATATATGCCTTCATGTCACTAAATCGATTCATAATTAATTCCCCCGAATCTTATCCGCATTTATCTAAAAATTCTTTAAATTTTTCCATTGTGTTAAACTTAGCAACACTGTACTCGTACAGCATATACTCCTGTATTGCGAAAAAATATTCCACAGGAGTTTTAGACTTTATTAATTTAGAAGTTTGCCAAGATCTCATTATTCCAGCACTCATTTTCTTTTATACCTTATATAATTATCTAATATTGATTCTATATTTATCGTCCCTGTTGGGTTCTTACTATGCACAGTAAATGAGAATTTATCAGGCATAGAATTTGTATCCATGTCATATTCCACCAACCATTTGGCAAAATCATATCCTGTTTTTTCATCAGAATAATCATTTGCATAATGCATCAAACCCAGATCATGGTCAAACGATATTACGTCTGGAAATCCGTTATCTTGGACCCATTTAATTGCTTCATCGTAAGACCTAACAATTTGCCAATCTGCACCCCGTGAGCCAACGCCGCCGATAAGCAGCCACTTAACATCTGCAGGCATTCTTTCATCATCTAAAAATAAATATTTCATTCTTTACTACCGGTTAATCTAATTACTGTATTGACTAATTCTGTTTCTCTTAATACAGTTAATCTATTTTCTTTATCGAATCCAATCATCGCCTTAACATCCTTAGGGAAGCAGGTGCCTCCATACCCGAATTGCCCATCCGGTCCAGGCACATCCAGATGAGAATGACCGATCCTTAAATCAGTGTCTAGCAGATTTATGAATTCAGACCAATCCATGCCTGATACATGATCGTAGTCATCGTATGTATCTTTATACAACTGATAAAGTTGATTCATAAATACGACTTTGCTTGCAAGATAAGAATTTATAGCATATTTGGCTAATGCTGCTGCTCTATAATCAACAATATTAAATATAACATCCGTACAATTAATATTAGAATGATTTTCATATATTGATTGTAAGAGCTTGCAATCAAAAAAACTTCCTGCCATAATTATCTGATAAGGTGTTAGGGCATCTTTTTCCCAATCTCTTTCTCTTAGAAATTCGGGAGAATATATGTATCGTAAAGGCCCCTCTTTATTCATTACCTTATCTCTACCAAATCTAATATAAAGATCGTCGACTATGGTAGGAGGCAATGTACTCTTTAATACAACAATACCTTTATATTCTATATTTACTAATTGTTCGAATATGTTATAAATTACTGATGCGTCGACCGACCTATCATCTAAGGTAGGGGCATTTATCGAAACAAAAACAAGCGGCGGCTCACGTATTCGTAAATCTGATATTACTATATTCGAATGTCGCGGATCGATTATAATCGCTTCCGTATTATGCTCGAATGCCTTATGACATGCCTTGCCTACAAATCCGTATCCTATAAATGCAATGCTTTTTAACATATTTCCCTTTTATCAAAAGAATAGGGCTTAACGGCCCTATTCTGTGTGTACTGGATTCCCCTGTTAAACTTTTACATCTAACCCCAGTTCCCCGTCCTATATTAAGGAACCTCCGCGGTTACATTTCTCTTGTAGGAAAAAGTGCCGCTCCATCAATAAATAAAACGCATGTATACCATGCACGGTATTTTACACATAGGCGCCATCGATCAATCATAGGTACACAAACCGGCTCTACATAGCCACACACTCATTTTAAAACACCTAAATTATAATACGTCTCGCATTGCGATGCTGCAAGAGCTGCTATTTTATCTTCGTACGGTGTCTCATCTATTAACTTTTTCTTTCCGTATATCTTAGAAACTACATTATTAAAATTATGTATCAAATCATATAAATTGTTCTGTACAATTTTGGTATACGAAGTAGACTGTTTCTTTATATACTCTTCAATGCACGTTGCAATTTTCGCTTCTTTGATTAGATCTATATGTTCTACGGAAGGTGTTATTTCTGGAAATATGTCGTTCGATTTTGCTATACTACTCAAAGGCAACATACATACCAAAAATAACACAGTAATTATGCCTACTCGGAGGCATAATTTCTTCACTGGATTTACTCCAGTTCTTCGTCCGTTCCGGCAAGAACAATCTTCAACATAGCCTTCTTTTGCTGACTATTCTTCTCGACGCGATCTGTGGCTTCTTCCAATGTCATATCAGTGTATTCGACCCAACCGCCATAAACACGGACCAAGTCGTACAACTGATCTTCATCTTCGTCCTCGAATTCGCCATCCTCGTGTACGCATGTACAACCTCCACAATCGTCCGAACAATCGTCTTTAGGGAAAGGCCAGCTGCCACTAGGAACATCCGGCGATGTAGTGAACGGCCACGCAGATTGTGGACTTAATGTAGTAGTCTTTGCCTTGGGCGAGTA